AATTATTGATGACAACAATATCATGCATTCTTTTTCTAATCCTGGATATCCTTATGATAATGCCGTAACGGAAGCATTTTTCAAGTATTTAAAGCATAGACAAATCAACCGAAAACATTATCAAAATATCAAACAGGTTCAATTAGACTGCTTTGAATACATTGAGAATTTTTATAACAATTACAACCCACATACGGCTAATCTAGGACTAACCCCTAATCAGAAAGAAGAAAATTATTTTAACGCAATAAAATAACACGGTTTTCTGTCTACTTATTTGACATTAGTCCAGTCTCTCACAGTAAGAGATTTACATTCTTTCACCACGAGCTCGCCGTTATCATTTTTAATTTTAATTTCTAAGTCTGACATCTACACTCCTTTACACTCCTGGAATAGCTCCTACGCCTGGTTCGCCTGGATTCAAAAGCTTAACCAAAGCCATTGCATTTTTGCCCTTAGCTTCTGCTTCTTCATCCATCGCCCAACCGACATATTGACCTTTCGCTTCCCCTACTTCACCAGGTTGTGCTGTGAACACTAATTTTTGAGAGTCTAAACCATCATGTTTTTCTTCCTTGGTTTTTAATTCGAAATCTTCCATCGAGAAAGTCCCTTTAAAGAAACCGAGATATACATTCCCCTCTGTCCCTGGAGCTTCTAAAAGAACAGACACTTCAGGCGCTTCTGTATCTTCTCCGATAAATGTAACTCCTTCTGTTTTTTTACCTTTTTTATAACCAAGTATGGTTTGTAAATGTTCAAATGGGATATCAATTGCTTCTGTCTCCATTTTTACATCGCCAACACCTCTGCGCGAGGTGTAATAAGCAATATCTGAACCATATGTTTTGACAGGGGCTGCTGATAATCCACTAATTTTAGCTGTTTTAGTTGCACCTTTACCAGCCGCACCCTCGATGACAATCTTTTTTTTCGGATCACTTAAAACTTGAATTGTCATTCGTTTAAATCCTACTACTTGCATTAAATTCTCCTTTATCAATACTCTTCATATAAACTGCTAAATCCTTTGTAAGTTCTAGCATCTAGATATCTGTTTGTATCCTCGTCATAACGTTCTAAGCCGTTATCACTTTGAAAAAAATCTATAACCATCAGCTTTTTCTCAATCCTATTTTGCAAATCTTTACATTCGAGCCTTGATACACTCTCTACATCGATTTGATACATAAATTTCTTAGCTAATGGTTTATCTGAACCGAAGTTTGTTTGTCTAGGTGGTGCAAGAGGTACAATAACAATGCTTGTTTGGTCAGAAGGTAGACTTTCTGGTCGCTTAAAAGTTTTTGTTTTAACTGATCTCAAAACTTCGTCTTGTTTAAAAAGCTCACCAATTTCTGTTAGCATGTCTTTAACCATCAAAACCTCCCTTCAACTTGTCTTTTATGCCTTTCGGATATATCGTTTCTAAAACATCCGAATAACGTCGAATTACCCCGACACCACGCCGTTTCTCCTTCCATCCATATTCCAACTCTTGTAAGTGGACTATGTTCCATCGTGGAGCTTGGAATCCAAGTTTCACTTTTGGTATTCCCTCCTCACGTTTAATCCTAGATACAACGGCACTTTTAACCGTCGCTCCGCTTCTTCGGTAAACCGATATAGCAGCTTCGAAACTAGGTTCTAGTTCTTCACCGATTTCTTTTAGCGCTTTATTAACTACTCTGTTAACTTTCGCAGAGCCTAACTTTTTTTCCATATTCGCTAAAAGTTCATCAATGCCTTTTAATTCAGCTCCCACTCTTTATCCTCCGAGAACTACAACAATAAAGTCTCTATCAACAAAATCAGGCCTTATATCTAATATCCCTATTTTTTTATTTGGCAACCTGCTATCAATAATTTCTACAAGATGATCATTCTGAGGGATATAACCCGACAGAGGGTCTCTAAACTTAATAGTGTATTGTGCTTTAACGCCTTTCTCAGTTACTTTCTCAATATCTTTTATGCTTGGATTATAGACTTCGGCGAGTGTTGTGAATAGTTTCTTTAATTTCATATCTCTTCCATCTAATTCATCGTCTGTTGTTGATGAATAAAAGATGACAGGAGTTCTCAAATCACCATTATTTGTTTTTTTTCTAGACATCGTCAGAAACTTCTTCGATAAAACCAGGTAATTTGTCGTCAATCTCTTTAAAGCGGTTTTTGTTGACAACAAAGACATCCCCAATTTCTCGAATTACCTCTTCTTTATAATCTTCAAATCGTTGAATCGTTCTTACTTTCATATTCTCTTTCCATTTCTTCAATAGCCAAACGAGCGATTTCGTTTTTAAAAGAGTCATAAAACAACTCGAGACAGTCGTTAAAGACATATCTCGAGCGCTCCATTATTAACTCTTTACCGCTTTCATAATCCATCAAATCAAACCCTAACAACCCTTTGAGGGCGCTCTCTGAACTTTTCAAAATTAGTGATAGATTGTCATCATCCAAATCATGAAACACTCTCATTCGTTCTTTAAATGGTTTTAAAAGCTTGTGTTCATCCATCTATTACACTCCTGGAATAGCTCCTACGCCTGGTTCGCCAGAAATTACAATTGGGTCTGCAACACTAAGCGTCCAAACTGCTGCTGAAGTCTCGTCCTTAGCACGGCCATATGCAAATTGTTTAGCTGTAAATAAGTCTAAATCTTCAAGAGCGTATGTCTCTGTATACTTGTGTAACTCAATTCCGCCTGCAACATATGCATCATATCGTCCCTTAACAAAAGTTGTAACTTCCTTAGCCTTTTGATGTACTGACTCAATTAAGGTAACGTTGTAAGGTAGAGCAGTAACGAACGTTCCGTTAGCATTAAGTGATGTATATTGTTTTTTAACATCCCATGCATCTGCTGGATTAACCACGATAACAATGTTTCCATCAACTTCAACAGCTGTCTTTCCATCTTCTTTTACAGAGTGGTATTTGTGTACCATCGTCAATTCTTTTACTGTTGTAGATTGGTCTTTAAATGTTAAAACTCCTGTCGGTTTTTTTGCATCATACGTCGCTTTTTCGCCAACAACTTTACCTTTTAGAGTACGAGATAACCCGATTGGTTTACCATTGCCATCTCCATTTAAAAAAGCTTCTTCTAATGCAACTGCGAACGCTTCATCAATTTGTGTCATAATGAAACGAAGTAACCAGCCTGGTCCGAACTTAACGGCGTCTTTAGGAATAACTACGTAAGCTGTGAGCTTGTGTTGGATAGCCTTAGTTGAGCTAAATGAAGCTTGAAGTTGCCCTTTGATTTCCCCGTACAAGTCACCCCACTCGGCCTTACCTTTAGAATCAGAATCAATGAACTTCATGCGAAGGCCCATATTTTTAAGACCAATAGCTCCAATAAGCGGATGTTTTGTTGTTAAATCTTCAAAAATACGATCAACTGTTTCTTCTGGGATTAACTCAGTTAGCCCAGCTGGCGCTGTTTTTACGATCTCATTAAAAAATTTACGTTCACGAGCTGTCATTTTTGCGTCGTCTGGAGTCAATGCGATTGCAGATTCTACTTCTGCTTGCGCAACTTTTTTAGATTCTTCAAACATTGCTTCTAGCATGTTGTTGTAGAGAGCGCTCTGTTCCTCTTGTGGCGCTTGGTTAGATACTGCATCTACAAATTTTTGTCGAATTTCGTTGAATTCATTCGATAATTTCATTGTCATATTTTAAATTTCTCCTTTTAATTAAAAACAAAAAGCCCCAAAACCTGTTGGTGCTTCTTTTCTGTCTTTAGTTCCTTTTTGCTCGGTGTTTTCCATTTTGGAAATAACCATATCTACGATTTCATCAATATTAACTTCTGGTTTTTTTGTGTTAATCGCATTAGCTAATTTTGAAATGACATCACTAGGAATGATATTTTCAATCCCAGCCACCAATTGCGGCGCTTGTTTGATTTCTTCAGCAAACATTTCCTTGTCTGCAAAGCCTTTTTCAATAGCTTGCTGTGCATTAAACCAAGTTTCTGTGCTCATCAAATCTAGCAATTCATTCATTTCTAAGTCAGTCTTATTGACATAAGCATTAGCAATAGATATATTGTAGTTTTCTAAAACTCCTGCCTCATGCAGCATTTGTTTATGATCTCCACTAACTGTAGTAGATACATTGTGAATCATCAATTGTGCTGTAGGACTAATCTCAACAACATCACCAGCCATTGCGATTACTGAAGCCGCCGAAGCAGCAATACCAACAATCTTAACCGTTACGTTTCCTTGATATGATTTCAATGCGGTATAAATTTCGCTCCCTGCATATACGTCGCCACCACCAGAGTTAATAAGTACTTCAATATCACTATTATCTTGTGGCAAGATAACATCTTTTGGTGCAGTTGCTGGCATATCTAACCAGTCGTAAAACCAACGGTCGCTATCTGAAACAATAGGTCCTTTAATCTGTATTTGTGTCATCTGTATTATCACCTCCTTTCCCATCTTCAACATAGTTTTTAGTTAAGATAATAGCATCCCCACCATCTATCGGTGCAAAGTCGAGTTTTTCACGTACTTCATTGCGGGTAAACGTGCCACTTGAAACTAACTTATCAATATTAACTGCAATGTCAAAAATATCATGTTGTGACAGTCCTACAATCTTTAGTCTCTTACCTTTTTGATAGTCACTTTTACTGATGATTTTCGCATTTAACTCATCTTGTATCTTTTTGCTAAGCGGACTCATGCAATAAAGCACTAAAGCTTTTTGAGAACTATCTAAAGTAGCCATGTCTCCATGTAGTACAGTTGGTGGAATACCTAAAATATCAGCGATTTCATCGTCGAATTGTCGTCTTATCTTTTGTAAATCATCGACAGATAAATTTGTTGTACCTGTGGTGTTCGTCAACTCTTCATATGTGATATGATCATTAGCTGGAACTATAGCGACAGACCTCTCAGAAAAGGCTTTAAACAACTTATCAGCATAATTCTTCATCAAAGACATCTGGTTATCTGTAAATTGAGAAGAGCCTTTTGCATGCATCATCCCTCTTATCTGGTTGTTTCTTAAAACAGTTTCTACCATGCGCTGATGTAATTTTTCGTACTCTAAAAACAAACCGTCAATATAACTTGATAGCCTGTTATTGTTGTATTGCAAGAAGATAACTTCGCTCATTTTAAACGTTCGCTTGAATATAAAGTCTTTAACAGTCACACTATCAAATGTATCTTCATATACAGCGTATTCTTTGCGACTGTAGTCATCAGCGACAAGTAACTGATCGTCATCTGTTTTGATAACTAACACTTCATTTTGAGTAACTAACCTATAAATAAATTTTTGCCAAAAATATGATGCTGACTCATTGTTATTTGGTCGGACATTGAGCAAATAATTCCAAGACGGACTCTCGATATTAACTAATCGCATTTCAGAATCAGCAAATATCCTAGCTAGAAATTCTGCGGACTTATCAATAGCTAGATTTTTTAAGTAAAGATTTTGATAATCATTGAAGATGTCATCTAAATCATACCCATTTTCAGGTATAGTTCCTGTTTTAAAAATACTGCCAAAAAAATCAAGTATTTTCATTGATTACCTCCTTTCTTTAGATTCCATGATAACCCTCTCGGTTGGGAAACTTAATAAGATTTTATTTTCTAAAAATCCCAATCTGCAATTGATTCCAAAAAATCTCCTGCATTTCCTTCTTGTATACTCTCTTTTTTATATAGCGCTGCTATAAACGCATGAAAACCATCTGTTTTTCTTCTTACGGGTTCTTTCTTCAAAAATCTCTTGTTTCCAGAACCATCTTCTTTTACGTAAGTATTGTCCGTATACCATAACATCATGTGGTCACCATCTAAGAAAATAAAACGCTCATTAGCAAAACCATCTTCAATGATAGGTGCAACTTTGCTTTGAATCGCTCCTGGATTTCGTAAAAACTCATATTCAAAGCCAGCTTCCTCTAGTAGTGGTTTAAGCAAATCCATCCTAAACCCATCTGCACAAACTATTTCAATATTATAATCCTTCCTCCATTCAATTAACTTATCGACAAGCAAGCGAGGATCAATACTGTCTCCGTCAACAAGAGTTAGCAATCCTTTGTCTTGCCACTCTTCGATGGGAGCTTTAAGTTTAAACGCTTTGAAAAACTCTCGTCTAACAAATGAATGTTGCTTCCAAATTAGCTCATCATTATCCTTAAATAACAAACCTACAGAAGCAAAGTCTCTTATAGATGCATAATCAAACCCAGCTACGCAAGAGCGCCCTCTGAGGCTAATCTGGGGCTCCCTGAGACATGCTAATAGTTTCTCACGGCTAGTGACGTCTTTTTCTAAATCAGCTTCCGGCAAATTCATTCGCTTTGTCATAAACTCTTGCCTACCACTAGGTTCAAGTTCCAAATCATCATAATCACTTTTAGTAACTGTTAGTAGCCTTTTTGCGTATGGTGTGTCTTCGTCGAGCATTGGATTAGCCTTTGACCAATTACGCATATCGTCAACTTCGCTAGCGTTATCAAGCTTGCAGATAAAAGGAAACATTCTGAAATCTTCAACCTCTCCTCGTAGTATCTGCATAGCTTTCTCAATCGTTTTATCGTAAAAACCCTCACGTACATAACCATTTGTGCCATTAAAGAAGGTTCTTACATGTGCTATTTTACCCAAACCAGATTTTTGGACTTTTACGATTTTATCATCTTCAAATTGGTGGATTTCATCGAATTCTAAACAACCATCACGAGCAGAGTCCATCGTTTTGGGGTTGTTTGTGCGAAAAGAAAAGACAGAATTGTTTTTCCGTCCCACAATTGCCATTTTAGTCAAATAGTAGTGGTTTTCTAGCCCTTTTGATTGGATAGTCTCATAAACTTCTTCAAAAGATACCTTCCCTTGTCTTTCCGAGTTAGCTGTAATGGTTACATCATAGTTTTTGATAGGGTACAACGGACTTGTAAAAAATGCATCTCTAGTGGACATAAAACCATTTTTACCACCTCCACGAGCCAATGTTAAAAGGTATTCATTAAATTGTGGCTCGCCATCATCTTTTCGAAACAAAAAAATAAAAGGAGTTATAAATTTTTGATATCCAGCTAATGGGAAAAAATTCTTTTCAGCGAATCTCACATACTTATCTATCAAGCTGTCATCAAAATACAGGTCATCTCTGACAAGTATTTTTTCTCTGATAACATTAACGAGCATTTTACGCTCTTTATTGTAAACAATTTCATCATTGTCTATCTTACGAGCATACTCTTCAAACAGTGGATGTGTAATCACAACAAATCACCACCGTTCGTAAAATCATCTTTATTGACTGTTTTTCCTTCTGGCAGCATATCGATCAATTGTTTTATAACTCTGTGATACGTTGCATCTCGTGAGTTATATAATTTTGCTACAGGACGCTCTCTTTCATAAGGTGTCTGAGTTTCTGATTGAGAAAACAGTTCATAATCGCCGTTCTCTGAGATATCAATCCACATGTCGTTAAGTAGTATCCGGAGACGTGCAGCTTGAGTGAACAATCCTTCTGCGATTTTCTTTTTATCTTCAGGAATGTCTTTAAATAGCTGTTTCAAGCGATATTTTTCACTATAAACTAATTTGTTACGACGTTTTAATTCATCCAAAAATTCACATCTCCTTTCTAGGTTTTCTCTGGGGTGGGGGGTCGTGCGATAAAAAAAGCAAATATTTGGACAGTTGACCCTTCCACCGGTTTCATCATTTGGATTTTACCTCGTTTTATTTTGATGGGGGGTACTTATCCAAACCATTCATCAGAACGGTAATTTGTTTCTTTATCGACCTTCTTCTTTTTATAATTAAAGCGCTTGTGTCGTCTATTGTGACAGTCCTTGCAAAGCGTTCTAAGGTTAGCTAAGTCCGTTGCAAGTTCGGGATAAAATTCAAGTTCTTTGATGTGGTCTACTTCTAAGTTATCTGTCGTCACTTTTCCGTTTTGTCTACACCATTGGCACTCATTGTTGTCTCTTGCTATAGCTTCAAGCCTTAGCTTTTTCCATGTTGTTGAATTGTAGAATAGATGTCTACTGGCTTTGGAAGTTGTGTCTATTTTCATGGTTCAAACAACGGATATTGACTTTGTTTCATGTTATATCCTCCTAAAAATAAGTATTTTATGCGTATTTTACTTGACAAACATTGCTTTTATGTGTATAATATAAGTATAGAAAGTGAGGTAAGCAATATGCCAATGACCCCTAAGCAAATGATTAAATTGCTTAAAAAGAACGGGTTTTACGAAATTAGCCAGAACGGTAGTCATAAAAAACTTCGTGATGACTTAGGACACCAAACAATCGTTCCAATGCACAATAAAGACCTTGGTAAGGGTCTTGAAGATGCCATCTTAAAACAAGCGGGTTTGAAATAATCCGCTTAACAAGATGACTTGCTTATCTCACAATAATCAAAGGAGAATCATTATGTTAGTTTATCCAGCTATATTTACACAAGACTCAGATTATATCATGGTTACATTTCCAGATGTCCCTGAAGCAATCACTCAAGGTGAAGACTTTCAAGAAGCTTACGAAATGGCTGTTGAAGTCTTAGGTTTTGCCCTTGAGGATTATACTGACTATCCAAAGGCAAGCTCCGTTTCTGATTTAAAAGAACAGTATCCTGATTCTGATATTGCTTTAATTGGCATTGATATGATCGCCTACATGAAAAAATATCGCTCTAGGAAGGTACGCAAAAACGTGACTATTCCCGAGTGGTTGAACAACGCAGCCGAAGATAAAAACCTCAACTTTTCTCAAGTTCTTACCGAAGCACTTGAATTAAAATTACAAGCATAAGAGCCACCGTTGTGGTTCTTTTTGCATAATAAAAAGCCACCACAATGTGATGACTAATGACTAATTGGTTCTTCCAATTTCTTATCTAACTCATAACCTTTTCTAAATGCTGGTGACTGCTTTGCATAAACGGATTGAATAAAGTCTACTTGTTTATATTGTTTTGATTTTACAGTTTCCATTTCGTTACCTCTTTTATTTTAATTATAGGAACAGTCGGAATCGAACCGACACATATAATCAGACCGTCGACAATCCAATTATCAAGGCGCTACCTCTACCGTTTTCCAATCACGGTTCATGTTCCAACGGTTTAGTCTTACTTGGCGCAAAGGTCCCCGTAGAGATACCAGTGCTTATTTTTAAAGTAAGCCTATAGACCCATCACGAATCGAACGTGATTAATACCACTAGGTCTACACAAAAAAACGGTTAAAACTCCGATCCATGTCCCACGCCCGCTGTATTGCTCTAGTGGCTGAAATAACCACTACTGAGACGGCAGGATTCGAACCTGTACGTCCCACATACATAAATAGCAAGTTTGATAGTAGTTAAAGTTGACGACTAAATAAATAGTCAGTTGGTAAATGATTATCTCTTCTTGCTATTTTGATAATACTATTATATGACATTGATTAGTATTTGTGAGTATTATTCAGTCATTTCTAATACTGATATAGTATTATTCAGTATTATTTAGTATCAAATTCAGACTTTCTACACCTTTGCGCTTAATCATATAGTAGTTATTGCGATTCATCTCTAATCTGTCGATCGCTTCGTCGTACGTCTGACAATTTACAAATGTAGTAATTAACACATGACGTTGCAGCATGTCAGGTATACGCATAATTAATTCGACAATCTCGCCTTTACGTTTATCTAGTGTCTGTATTTGTCCGTTGTAATACTCACATTTACTAATCAAGCTGACGTTTTTATCTTCTTGTGATTGTCTAATCCCTCCGCTCGTTCGCATGTCTGACCACTGAGGACTTGACAGCAGCGAATTGCTCGCAATCTTATCACGTTCAAGCTCTTTAATAAGTTTTGGGATTATTCTTAATTCGTTTAATAAAATGTCAGCTTTTGTCTGATTACGACCCATCAAGCTACTCCTTATGATATAATATTAGTAGACAAATATATTGGAGCTGGCTTACGTGAGCTGGCTTTTTTATTGTTCTCCTTTCATTTCTCTGCTGACTTATTTTTGTTGTTAAATTGTCGAGTATTAAATTTTTAGTTTTGCGTCAGCACTTTATTTGCAGCATTACGCTTGTATAATCATCTGTGAGCGATAACAGACTTTAGATTTTTACGAAAAAAATGTCGGAGGATATTTCCCTTTCTAAAAATTTCGCTCTATAACTACGTAACGATTATTCCACACTACGCAGCTGAATACTTACAGAAAGCTTCCAGGGTAAGTTTAACGAGTATTCCAGCTCGTAGACCCACAGAGCCATTGCAGGCTCTTAGGCGCTTGCGTGGGACTTTAATTTGCTTCTGTGTTTAATAGTTTAAAATGCCAAGTTTCATATTCACCATGATAAACAAAGCCTACATAGCCTTCATCAACGATTTTATCGCATACAACATATGCTAAATCAGTATTTTTTAAATAATCTTTTTCACCATATTTAACAATAGCAATATCATGTTTTTCACCATTTCTAAAATAATAGCCAGAGGACAAATTATATTTGTCATTGTTAAAGTCATTTGCATATTTTTTTGATATAAAAATTGTTTTTTCTTTCATAATTTAATCTTTCCCCATAAACTAAGCATTTTCGCTTTAGCTTCAACAGTACCACTCGAAGACTCTGTAATTTCTTCTAACTCGTAAAAATGAACTTTTTTATTATGGAAAGTAATCATTATTTTTTGGTTCTGTTTTTCCATAGATTAGTTCTTCAATATTCATTTGCTACCTCGCTTAACTTCTTCAACAATTTCAATTGCTACACCTATTGCAGCCATATAACCAGCGTAGCTTTCTTGTCCGTAGTTATCCAGATCATTGTCAAATTCTTCATTAAGTCTTTTTAAAATTTCGTCAATCATCCTCATCCCCCATTTCCAGTAAGCTCAGCAATCCGTTTTGTCTGTCTAGCTCTATCATCACTAGCACGTTTAAGCTGTTTTTGTGTTCTGCTTAGCTGAGCACGTAGTCCTGCGATTTGCGGTTCGTAATGCTCACTGCTACAGTCGGATCCAAACACAAACCCCACTGCAAAAATGCAAGCAGCTAAAAGTATAAGTACAAAACCTGTTAAAAAGTCGTCTTTAGTCATGATCAGCCTCCGAATCCATTATTTGTCCGATAGATTTTAATATAGTATCACCTATCAAATCAGCGCCATCGAGTACACCCTCTTTGTAAGCATCATCTCTGGTCGCGGGTGCTGCTTTAAGCATATCGATTATTTTTGGCAAGGATAGCTGCAAAGCATCATATACTACTTCTAGTGTTTCTGTATCCATCATTTAATCACCTCTCCTCAATCTTATAAAAAGCATTGTGCTTGCCGTAATCGACAGTAAATACATTGCCTTTTTGCCACATGCGATAATAAGGACTGGCAAATTTATCTCTGTCTTTGATGTGGACCTTAATTGAGTCATAGGCTGCTTTTAGAGTCTTATAGTCACCTACAACCTCAGCGATTTTGCCATTAATTTCCCAAGACAATCTAAAACTCATTCTTCCACGCTTTCTAGTAATTCTGGATTTTCGTAGATGTTTCCGATAACTTCAACTATTGAATTTTCTATAATTTCTCCGATAGGAACATCATATGTATACTCATCAACAACTACGTCATACATAAACAATCCGTCTTTAAAATACACTTTATTAACAGTTTCATTATTTAGAAGAAAATCAATATGTCTAACAACATCACCCTCAAAAATCTCAGTTTCCTCTTTGTCTTTAAGCCCCGTTGATTGCATGAGGATATAGTTGTCAAGATTATCCTCTACAAAATGGAATGTCTCCATATGTCCGGAGCGAAACTCATCGTAAGCTAAGCTGCATCTATATATTTTGCGTTCACTTGATTTAAAGCCATCAATGCTATACATTTTTTTAGTTTTTTTGTTAAATGCCCTAAAATTCGGTATCATCAGAATTCCTCCTGTTCAATCAATCGTCTAATGACTTCTATACAAACTTCTGCGTTATCTTCGTCATAATTATCATCGTATTCATTGATAGCAAGTCTAATGTCTCTTACTAAATTTTTATTAATCAACATCGGTTATCCCCCATGCTCTAAATTTCAGTATCGTTCCTCTTCCTCCATCCAGACAGACAACATCATGCAATAATTCGCCATGTCGTTTAAGGTGTCTATTAGGCTCTCTGAGACGTTTTGTTTATTCTGGGTAAGATTATATAGCCTGTTGTATTTATCGCTTATACGGACGATACCAGCCACATATCCGAAGTCGTTTAGAGACTTCTCGAAAGAATTTCCGTAATCTGCGTTTTTGGCTAAAAATGTTTGATAGTTTTCGTTGTATGCAGCTTGCATACTCTCTGCGTTTATTTTATCTGCCATACTATACCTCCTCAGAAAGTCATTGCTGCGTACATCAATCGCTTAACTTTCTTGTAACGGTCTAACTTTTTAAATTTATTAATGATATCCATTTACTATTTTCAAAGCATCTTCCACCGAACGCGCCACTCCGGCTAACGCCCCTTTCGATGCCATAACCTCCATAAAGTTTTTCTGTTCTGGTCTTATCCGACCTGTTTCATTTTTAACTTCGATAAAAAATATTTGTCCGTTTGGTTTGAATCCAAACAAATCACAAAAGCCTTTTGGTAAACCTGTATCAAAAAATCTACCATCTGCTGTTTTAACCTTTCCGACATTTGCTCGAAATACCATATACCCCGCTTGTGATAATTCCATTCGGATAAGGTTTTGGATATCATGTTCTGATAGTGACGTAGCTGACTTTTCGTTTCGCTGATTCAATTGTTAATTCAAACTCCTCTCTCGTAAATACGTCTCTGCCTTTAACCGTCCCAATAATTGATGTTAAATCATCAATATCGATACCATTTTCAAACGCCCAACACGCTCCTTTAAACAAATCATCATTCCTGTTATATGATGTTCCAGTTGCTACACGTTCATAAGCCTCTCGGCCTTCGTGACTTCCGTTTGATGTATATGTGACAGAACTTCCAAAATAGGTTGTTATACTTTCTTGTTTTGGTTTAAATGCTTCCTCTTCAAATTTTCCATCATAGTAAGGTAATGTTTTAACTGCTTGTAAAACTTCACGTCCGTCAGATGGGAATATTTTGACAAAATTATTATCATTCGCTTTTATGTCAACACCAGGCATTACTCCTATTTTTTGCGTGTAATTAATACCATCGCGTTTTTTAAATAGTATGTGCATACCACCACTTGCAGTTAATTCTGCGAATGTATTTTTAAAATTACTGATTAATTCATTTTTATACTCATGCCTAATAATTGATGAATAACCATCTAGTCCATTGTCATACTTATCAGTCGATAATACAGATAATAAATCAATCCCCATCTTTTTTATCATTATGTATAACTCTTTAGCTAACTTCTCGTCCATGTCATGGGTATCAATATCAATACACCAAATGCCACGCATTAATAAAGCATAATCACAATTAAACCAGTTTGTATTTTTGATCACTTCTTCCGTTATTTGGATATCTTTAAATTTAATCATTGGCGTTCCAGTGTCTTTTCTAAGCGGTATAACCTGATATCCTTTTTTTAGGAATGAAAGTGCTGTTGTGTGGTACATAAGGTAACGCACCTCCTTTTTTACTACGTAACCTCTAAAACGTTGATATAGATAGTGTTAGAGAGGGATGGTTACGCAGTAACGCAAAATCACCCTACCCTACCCCTATATATATAAATAATTAATAAATCATTAATTAGACTTATTGTTTGTTACTGCGTAACCTTTCTTAAAAAATGCTGAAATCGGTTGGTACTAAAGGGATTGACTAGGTTACGCAACATGGAAAATTCTGCGTAACTTTGCGTGACCATGCGTTACCTTTTTAAAGGATATATTTATCAAAACGTGTTTTATTTTCGATTTCATACCCTCTGACTGTTTTCCCGTTAACTTTCTTCGACCTGCTACGTACACCAATTTCAGATATGGCTTTACTTAATGCATGATTGCTTTTTCCGTAAACTTGTAATGATAAATCAATAACTTCTTTGTTATCAGTTCGCTGTACAAAATCAACTTCTTGTAATGCATTTATTAAAGCAACTTGAAATTCATCTAAATCGATATCATTAAATACTTCAACATCTTTCCATTGATACCATTTACCAATTTTTTGGAAAAGCTCAAGTGAATTTAGCAGAAAACCGATACAACCATCAATTTTTGGATTTTTATCACGATCAGTAAATGCTAGCCAATATTTCCTGAATATGCTCTCTCTTTCATAATCAGTTTCAGTTTTTGGTCTATCTTTAAACTGAATTAAAACCTTCCGTCCATTCATCTCATCCGACAGCGCAACAGTACGGTTTGTATCGATACACAGAACACTCGTTAAATTAACCATTGACTGATTTTGCCCAATTGCTCGTGCAACGTGTGTTTTCTCGGTTGCAATGATTTTAAGTACACGCTCCATTGCATTGCCTTGAATATCTCCCTGTTCCGTTGCTAGAGCCATTTCTCCACCCGAGAACATTGCCCAAGCTTGCAACGCTTCAAACCCATTACTTTTGAGCGTGTCTAGCTCAACATCAATCTTATTGAATAATCCAGATAAAGCTATGTGACGTAGCCCCTTCCCCGTCCGTACCCCAGATTTTGAGATAAAGAAATTTGTTTTAGGTCTGACACCGCATGCAACCTGCGCTATAAAGTAAGCTTGGAGTATTGCATTGTTTAATGAATTTTCATCAGCAATAACATATTCGAGATATTCTTTTGCAATAGACTTACTGTTTATTGCTGTTTCGTAATCTACTTCATAATATTTAAAATAAGATACGTTTTGCATAGGCGGTTGGTTAATGGTTTCAGATTTTTCAAGGTCGATAATGAAATTCTTACAAGCGATTTGATATGGTTCGATATAATTGATTGGTTGGATGTTTAATGTTTTGTGGATACCTTGTAGTATCTCTAAAATGTGACCAGAGTCTTTGAAACCATATTTAGTCTGAAGTGTAAAATCATCAATCAATTTAAATTGCTTATATCGAATGTCATAAAGTTTATTCTCAAAAAACGTGTAAGCACCTAGAATGTAGTCGATAACTAGTTTTGCGAACGGGGGGAAGTTATTTTCGACCGTATAAGTCAGGTATTCACTACCTTGCTTATCCGTCTTAAGTTTTGTTTCTCCGAATAAAAATCTGTAAGTTTTTCGTCCATCTGACACAAAATACATGACATCTTCATCTTTAACCATTTCTGAATAAAACAGTTTGTGGATATAGCCATTGTGATCAATTGGGACAATTTTAAATAAGTGTTTTCGTAATTCAGCTTTAAGCACTGACTCGCCGAAGATTGGGTCTCCCCAATCGGCTTCGGTGGTCAATTTTGATAAAGCTTCAATGAATTCGTTTGATGTCATTTATCCCCCAGTCTAAATTAGAACGGTAGATCGTCTTCTTTAATCTCCGCTTGTGTAAATCCAGTTGTTTTTTCTTTCCAAACGTGTTGTGAATTTGGTACTTCACTTTGGTTTGCGTAACGAACTTTCGGGTATTTATTTCCGTTATATTCGTCAAGTTTAACAGTTACTTTTGCAGTACGTCCTTTAAAGTCATTCAAGAATGCCTCAAAACTATCGTAGTGTTGCCCCTCTTTGATACCAAGCGCTTTTGCTTTACCCATTAAGATGCCGATATGATACTTCCCAGTTTGTGAGTTGGGATATTGCTCATCCCATAAATGGAAGTTTTGCATTTCTTGTTTGATGTCATTTCGGACAACGTAATCGATAACGATACGTTTTTTGCCGTTACGGTCATTTATTGCTTCATATGCATCATAGACAATCATTTCGTATGGTTGTTCTTTGAATTCTGCGTGTTCTTTAACTTCTGAAAAATCTGTTGTAAATCCTGTCATGTTTTTATCCTCTTAATTTCTTTTTTAGCCAATTGTAGGCGCTATATATTTCTTTTTCTGACTTGCCTGTTACCTCGGCAAGTTCATTAACGTTTGTTTCTACCCAATCAGTTTTTAAGTAAAAATAGATAAGTTTATATAATGGTTTACCTTTACCAGCGTCTTTAACCCTAGCTTGGGCAATTTCCCAGTTTGCTTTTAAATCTTTACCAAACTTCTTATTAGCAAGTTGTTTAATTCTAAACCGCTCACGTTTAATGAGTTCAAGTTCTGCCTCTATGCGTTCTTTCTCTTGTTTTTCTTTCAATCCAAAGTCGTGATTGCATAATTCGCAGAGTTGTTGACTAAGTGGCCACAAAGCCGAACACACAGGACATTCTTTTGCGTGTACCGTGTTAGTTTTATTCGACTTCTTCTTCCACCCTCCTCTGAAATAATTCTCCCAATGATGCGGTGTGTCAGGTAAGCCGTGAATATTCCAGTTTCCTACGTGATCTAAAATGATGGCTTTTTTATTGGGTTGATATCTCATCGACCGCATAGATTGTTGCAAAAATAATACTAATGATTTTGTAGGTCTACAAAGAATAGTTACAGTACAATCTGGGACATCGAAACCTTCTGATATCAAGTCAACATTACAAACGACTTGTATTTTTCCGTCACGAAAATCTTGCATAATTTTGTCACGTTCAGCCTTAGGCGTTTTTGCATCTGCGTGTATTGCATTAATTCCCATAGATTGGAATTCTTTAGCAAATGCCTGCGATGCTTCTACCGAATGAGCGTATAAAATAGCTTTCTGACCGTTCGCTTTTTTTATATACTCTTGAACTACATCACCAAAAATCTTTTTACCAAATGATTCGTCAATCGATTTATTAGAGTAATCTCCATTTTGTACTTTTAATTTCGAAGTGTCGATTGATAACACGCTATAATAATCATATGGCGCTAGTTTGTTGTTATCGATTAACCAATCAACAGTTTTACCAAGAACCATAACATCGTAAGTGTCTGTAAAACCGTCGCCTGATAGACGCCAAGGTGTAGCAGTAAAACCAATCCTCGGCACGTCTGAAAAGTATTCATAGATCATTTGGTAGGTACTAGCTTTCCCATGATGACCCTCATCTGTGATAATTAAGGTTGGTTTTGTTAATTTATCCAAGCGGTTTTTAGCTTTACCAACTGTCATTAAATCCACTTTATTCATGTCAATTCCATGGAATTTAAAACTATTAGTGATTTGGTCAATTAATTCTTTGCGATGGACCAAGAATAAAACGTATCCGTTTTTTTGAGTCGCTGACTTAGCAATATCAGAAATGACTACTGACTTACCACTTCCAGGTGGACTAACAATCATCACATTATGCTTTAAAATATGTCTTCTTGCCTCATTTATAAGTTCTGTTTGATATTCGTGTAAATGGTATACCGTTACGCATCACTCCCTTCGAAATTAAACAACTCTTCCGCCTTACAAACGGTCCTATTATCAAGCCTATTTTTTGCGTACAGTCCATCGCTTCCTTCCAAAAGGATCCCGTGTCCACCAGTTTTTGGATTTACTTGAATACGTCCGACAACATCGGTTAAACCTAGCGTTTGGCTTAGGACTTGTTTGCGGATATCTGGGACGTATTGTGTAATCATTTGTCCGCTCTCGAGCGTTAAATCTTGCGTTGATTCCCAAGCAGTCACAAAAATATTAATAGGTTGGCTGTAAATGGTAGTCAATACTCGTAAATAGTAATTGGTCCACATGTTGTATTGTTGCAATTCGTTTGTGATTCCATTTTTAGACTTGCGACCTTGTTCGATAAACCAGTCTGATTGCCAACTTGTGATATTATCAATGACTAAATTGTCATATTCTTTGATAAGTTCTGGTAATTCTGTCAAGAATTCAGTCATAAAGTCGCTAGGGTGCGTCCTGTCAAATTGGATAATATCAATGTTTTCGTTTCCGGCAATCGTTTTAGATGAATGGTCCATGTCTAAAATCAGTGTCTTTCCTTTTAAATAATTAATTAAGTAAGTTTTCCCGTTTCCGGGTTTGCCATAGATTAATATGCGCCAATTATGAGTCTTTGTAATCTCTGTTGCTTTAGTTATCTTCATATTCCACCTCGAACATTTCTGTCAATGTAGTTTCGACATCATAAGATTGCTTTAATTGTTTTTCTTTTTCTGTGAATAAATCATCGATTATAGGCATATCAAACAATTGACTATACTTATCGATAATTTCTTTCATAGCATTTTCGACATCAATTTGAATAGAATCAGTTAATTTACCTTCTAAAATCTGGATAGAGTCAGAACTAAATTTTCCGAATTTATCTTTATAATTCATGTCTATTGCTAGTTTTTTTTGTTTATTGACATAACATTTCATAATTTTTCCAAATCCGTTTCTATCACTTCTAGTGTGCTATTGATGTCACTTACGGGCCAATTTCTGTAAATCGCTATCGAAATTTTATCGACATCATTCACCTTCATGTCTGGCCATCTTTCTTTGACACATGTCTTGATGTCATTGAAAAAGTCTATTTGATTGTTAATGTATCTTTTTTTCCAATCGTTATTCATTTAATACCTCCAGCAATTCATTAGTTAGTCGTCTATTTTCATCACGTAAGAATTCAATTTCAGCGTATAAGTCTCTGATAACAGGCTCGGGTTGAAAACCGTAAAGATAGCCAAGGTCAACGTGAAAAAAATCTGCAATCATTTGCCAAAAATTATCGTTATATTCTACAATTCCTCTACGTTCATAAGCTATCCATTGCGTCGCAGTCATTGTTGGAGCAATTTGACGAATTTCTTCAATGAATTGCATTACTGTTAAATTCTTAGATTCTCTTAATCCTTTCAACCTATTCATATTCTCCCCTTTTTTAAAAAGGTCTATCCTTGCCCCAGATTTTCCCACACGATCCTGGAGTGGGTAACTCTATAAAATCCGTGCGTTTTGGTCTCTCAACCTTACGTACAACTTGGTAGTTATCTAACACCGTCTCAACAGTTTTAGTGATTGTCTTTTGATTGCTATTGCGATTGCCGAGATATGCAAGCAAAGCAATAAATGCTAGTATTGCTACTCCTGTTACTGGATTTTCCATATCATACTCCTTTTCTAAATCCACTTGTTCGTAGAAATCTATTGACATCCGCTAGGTCATATAGCACTTTCCCGTTGAGAGACGAACGTTTAAAACTAAAATTGCCTTCATCTCTCCACTCACTCAACTTAGTGCGTCCCCAGCCGGTTTCTTTTTCGAGTTGTTTCATCGTCACCCATTCAATAGACTTAGAGTTTTTTGTCTGGGCTATTTTTAGTGCTTCTCTGTTTAAAGCAATTAAATCTTCAAGTAATTCTTTTCTAAAATCTGGACCAAAAATTTCAATCGCCATGTGCATCTCCTCCTCTTTTGTGTTATAATCTAAGTAGTTATTTTCGTAAGTCACTGTTCCCGCAGTCGTTTTTTGTTTTATTTAAATTCATCTAAGCTGATACCTAGTCCTGTAGATAACTTGACCATGTTCGGCCATGACAGATGTTTAATTCTCCCACTTTTTAAATCACTAAAGTGGCTTTTGTTAATCCCTGTTAGTTTTGCTAATTTATTCATATTGAGATTTCTCTCAAGCATTATTTTATTGATTTTTTCCCACATAATATTTCTCCAAAAATCAACATATTGTGTTCATTTTTTATTTATATAACAATATGTTGTGTCTTTCGTTCCTTTCTGATATAATTTATTTGAATATGACCTCTCACCGTTGTATTCAAAAATTATGGAAAGGAGGAAGGTTATGATTGATTCACAAAAAATTAAAGAGACATTGGATAGACACGACGTGTCTGAATCAGATAAATTATCAGTAGCTTTGGCAGAGATACTCAATAAACATTTATCTGGCGAAAATCTCTCTAAAACTGTGCATGAACACGACAAACGTATGGCACGTATGCGTGGAGAAATCATGTAACTAGAAGCTCTCAGTTAATTCTGAGGGCTATTTTTTAGCAAAATCACGAAATTTTGAAAAATCTGTAATTTCAAACTTAATATTTTTTGTTGCTTCCTCTTTTTTTAATCGCAAGACTTCGTCATAGCAACAATTGATAAACTTGAAGTTCTCTTCACCGAGTTCTGTTCTGATTTCTAAGTATTGGTTAAGTTGTTCGTCTGTAATTTTTTTCATTTGTTCTCCTTTCTAAGCAATGTCATCTTGTTCGATAAGTGGTAAAATATCGTTATCTTTTAACAACTCGTATAAGAACAAGCGTCCTTTTTGAGTCCATGTAGTTGATACATTGGTTCGTGGAGTACCGTTTTTATCTTTGAAATCAAAGGTATGACTATCTGTGTACCCTTTGCCCATGTGTCGTTTGTACAAAATCCATTGACCGTTTACTTTATGTTGGACACCTAATTCGTATAAAACCTTATTAAGCTTGTTAGCGGTCATTCCATAATCTTGTGCAATTTGAGAAACACGTAAAGCGCCCTTTGATTCAATAATTAAATCTAAGTACCTCGCTTGCTTTTGAGCTTCTTTTAAATCTAACTGCAATTGATTATTTTCCATCGTTAAGTTAGTGATTTTCTTATCTGCCATGAGCAAGGCTCTAGCCATGATTTTCTCAGGACTATTGAAGTCTTTTTCAACTTGGATAAAGTACTTGCGGACTTCTTTACCTTTGTCATTTCTTTGTATCATTGCGATTTCTTTGGCTGAGTCTAAGTTAAAAATGTGTTCGACGTACTCTGACTGATTGCCTTGAGCTGTTACTTTTTTTTGAGCAATAGCTATAAAGTCAGTACCTTCAGAGAAGCCATAATCAAGCATTCGTTTTAACCAATCGTTGTACTTGCTTTTAACTTCAAGTCCCCTATGTAAATCTCTACCACTGACTACTGGCTCATGATTTTCATTTAGTGTGATGTTAATTAGTTGATTCATATTGTCCTTTCTAATATCCAACATGTTAGACGACTAGTTAAAAAAATAAATCTTTCAATTTAACATCTAACGCATCAGCTAATTTTTTTAGAGTAGCTGTAGATGTTTCTGAATAAAATCCTGTTTCTAAACCAACCACGAGCGAACGACTGACATTAGCTTTATCAGCTAATTCACTTTGAGTAAATCCTTTTTTCTCTCGTAGTTGTTTTAGATTAAATTGTTGCATTCCCCCACCCCCTTTCTATCTGTTTTTAGTACCTCTAATCTGCTATAATGTGAGCAGAAAGGAGGTGATTATATGGATAAATTAACAAAAGATGCCAAGTTTCTTTTAAGTTCAATGTATGTCAAATACAACGAGAGACGTAAAGATAAAATTTCTAAAGAAGAGTCTCGCAATTTCGAAGATATTCAATTCATCAAAGAAAATATCATGAATGAATGGTCTGAAGAAGATGTACTAGATACTTGTTTTGAACTTAGAAAACATGGTTATATTTCAGCGACGGCTGCAAGCGATACGCTTTATCTAATTTCGTTAACAACCGAAGCTATCGCTGAACTTGAGAAACAAGACCAAGCCAAGACTTTATCTGGCAGGATAGAATATTGGCTTGAGTTTGCTAAGAAAATAAAGGATGCTATCCCTTTTGCTTAGAAGCTTTTTCGGACAACGCTTTATCTTTTAAGTGTTTGAGTCCAAATGGATCTGATTGGATATCTAATATTATTTTTTCCATTTGTTCCATATTTTGTTTCATTTCTTCTCTGTAAGAATTTTGAGCTTTGAATTCAGTCGCAATGGATTCAAGGCTTTTTGCTATACTTGACAAAATTTCTTTCATAAT